TATGCATGTTTTCAAACACTGTACGTTGATCAAAGATGTGTTCACCTGTGCCGTTGTTTGTTACATAGTCAAACTCGGTTGTATAGTTGTACTTGTCTTTGAGGATGAAGTTAAGATCCATTGCAATGCTACGTAGTTCTGTATTAATGTCAATAGCAAGGTAGTTACTAAAGCCTAGATCTTCAAAGTATTCCCACACATATTGCGTAGGCTTGCGCAGAGTTTTACCGCTTACATTTGCACACTGGTCTAACCAATTCTCAGTGTAACGAAAGCGTTGATTACCCCATTCTACTACTGTTGCCCCAGGAGTAAACGCAGATTGATTTATGAGTTGTGCAGTTGCTAACTGCATAATGTTGTTAAATGCCATTTTTACACCTTTTGGAAATGATAATATTCTCTACGACCACCTGGTCTTGCTTGTCCATGATCAATTATCTCAAATTTAGTTGCAAAGGCTTCCAGCATCCATTTTGTATGTTCTTGATTGTTTGGACGATCTTCAAGTTTCTGTGTTTCATGCACCACAATGCCGCCTGGTGTTAATAAACTAGCATACCCGTCCACAATTTCTTGTTCAGTAAGTCCACCAAAGTCTCGTAACTGAATACTAACTGCCAGGCTTAGTACAACATCAAATTTATTTGCAGATGTCTTTCTAGCTAAAAACTTGTTAAAGTCTACTTTAGCCCATTTTACATTATCTGGCTTATCTGTAGGTAGTTCTACATGAGGCTCAACTCCAGTTGCGCTGTTTACCATTGGTGCTACTAACATTGTAATATATCCATCATTGCATCCGATATCAACAACGTTTTTGTCTTTAGTGCATACTGTAGAAAGATTCATACGGGCTACTCTATCAATAGCAGCGTCCATGCCATAGCGTTTTTGATATTTCTTCCATTCGTTTACAATTTTCTCACTGGGAGTTGTAAAATTTTTCATTGATTCATGTACCTTTCGGGGGTTTTCTTTGATTATCTTTGGGTATTTTGTGTTACGATCTTCTTCTAACATCTTTCTCCAAATACCACGCTCCCACGCTTTCCGTGGATTTTCTAATGTTTCTATTAGGAACTTTCTAAATTCAGTTGCACTAAAGTTTCTATATAGTTCTTTAAGTCTAGGATGAAGTCTTTCACCTAAATGACTGCCTACTGGATTAGCCATTTCAAAATCAATTAAACTAAGTTCACCGTCTTGTATACAAAAGTTACTTAATGGAAATATCTTCTTATTGTTTTTTTGTACCTGTGCCGGATCCATGCCTATATGAAAATACTGTATATTAGCTTCAGTTAATGCATCTACTATAGCGTGAGCTTGTTCTAAGTATAACACTAAATTGTGTTCTTGCCAAGTATAGAATAAACTTTCGCCGCATGCTGACATTTGTAAACTTAGACTAGTTTGATCACTGTCTATTAACTGTGGAAAATGAAGTTTACCTTCGAGTCTTTCGAGGCAAGTTTTTTCACGCAGCCAACAAAGTTCATAACTTCCTCTAGTAGGTTTAATACTTTTGTTTCTTAGATTAAACACCTTAATGACTTCTTCATCGCCTATAAGGACTCCGCTAGTTTTTCCGTTACTATACTTCACTTATTTTTAATCTCACGTACTTTCCACATTTTACCTGTGCCGTTAAACTCGCCAATAATGTTAATGCTGTGTCTACGTTCTGTTGGCATAATACGGGGAGTTACACTGTGTACGCTGTTCTTTACATTAAGGAACATACAAAAATTATTTGCACGATAAGGTACTTCAAACACAGGCTCGTGTAAACCGTCATCTACCTGTCTGCCCAAACTCTTGTTTACTTCTGTAATCTCACCAGTTACACGATGTACTGTAAAATTGCCGCCGTCAGATATATCACCAGGCTTGCGCATATACAGTAATCCAGCATAAATTTCAACAGGGTTATCAATATGCGGGGTACGACTAGTTCCTGTTTGATCAACAGGTTCATGAACAACAAACTGGCAGTCTGCTACATAATGACCACTGTTGTCTACATCACGCACACTAACATTATTTGTTAGTAAATTGTGCATAAAGTCGTCCCCATATGCTTCTACAATATGCGGCTCAAATAACTTAGCACATTCCTGAAAATACTCCGGACTGGTGTGATATGCAAAGAAATCTTGCCATATAGCAGGAGGCGCTTCTTGTGCGCACTCTTTTGCCTTGTAGCGATAGCATATACCACCATCATGCGGTGCTGTACTGCATATCAACTCTTCTGGAAATGTATCCTGAAGTTCCTGGTAGAGGTTATCTGGCAATGCGCCTTGTACACAGACATAAGGAAAAGGATCAGTGCGCACCTCTTTTACATTTTGTATTACACTTAATTTGTTCATTTTTTAATTCCTGAACTTTTTTGTTGTTGGTCAGCGTCATACTCATGTGGGTTTTTTAGTTTTTCTTGCCTCATCTGCTCTTTACTAACTTGGCGCATATCATTCCACCATTCTGCTGTGTGAGCAAAGTTCCCTTGAAGATCGCCCTTGTTACTTCTACCAAGTTCTTTGCGGAACCCTTTGAGGTGATCCATAACAGCCCCCAGTGGACTGTTGATAAAGACATGACCCGACGCATCTGGTCCACCGATGTCTTTAACTTTAGTTCCGTTTGCTTTAAACTTAATTACTAGTTCACCAAAGATAAAACTATCATGATATTCGTCATGGTTAAAGATATCATCGCTTTCGTAAATCCAACGCCACTCTGACATAAACTTTTCAAAGTCTGGATGCCGTGTATTAAACATCATCCAACCGCATTCCGGCCAGGTTTTGCGGCCCAGGTATGTTACTAGTTCATCTGCCGCCGGTGCCATATTTTCTAAAAACTCCAGAGTAATCTGAGAATGTGTTCTCACATCTCCATCACACCATATTACTACATCTGCATCAGTGTTATCTACGAGGTGCCAGATTGCATATACTTTATTGGCAAATCGGCTAGCATCCCAGAGGAAACTTTTCTTTGAATGATCTTTATTCCAGCCATGTGCTGAGTCATTGTCTTTATGTCGTTCTTGCCAGGCTTTTAAATCTGGCAATGTAGTATGTTGATCTAATACTCGGATATTATCTGCATTATAAGTATTGGGTTCGTGCTCTTCTGCATATATAGAGACATTTACTTCAGTAGGCCAGTTCTGGCAAATTCCCTGGATAAAGTGGTCGCCGTATTTCTTATACCCCATCTTATGCCAGGTTGTGCAAACTTCAAATTTCATGTGTCTTGTCCTTAATATATTATATGCGTATATTATACACAGGTATTTATCTATTGGTTTAGACTAGTTTGAGAATTAAGAATTTAAAGTAAGTGTTTAATTTACAGCGTGACACGATGTAAATATAGGGGAGAGCAGGAATATTTTATGGACCCAATGAGTGCAATTGCGGTTGCTACCGCAGCGTTTAATGCAATTAAACAAGGGTTTGCGCATGGGCGAGAGATCGAAGGTATGGCCGGAGATTTATCCAGATGGATGGGTGCCATTAAAACAGTTAAAGAATCACCACCAACGAAGAAAATGTATGGCTCTGTTGAAGAAGCAGCTATAGAAGAATGGTCTGCTAAAAAAGAAGCAGAGCGCATGGAGCATGAGCTACGCACATTCGTTAATATGAACTATGGCCCAAATAGTTGGGGACAGATTGTTAAGTTACAAGCAGAGATACGTGTAAGAGAAAAACAAGAAAAAGCAAGAATTAAACGTGAACGAGATCAAGCAATTGAACGATTAGTTGTTTGGATTGGTGTTGTTGTTTTTATTAGTTTACTAGTGTTTTTTCTTATATTTGTCTGGCGTTCAGCTAATGCCACCAGTTTAATAATTCATAATATTGCATAAGAAGGCAGAGGCATTGGGTATAATTATTGGAAATATGATATTTACACTAGGATTCCTAGCACTGATCTTCCTGCTAATCTATGCAGTATTTGCTTATGAAAATTCTTTAGATGTTCCTAGTCATGACCCTACTCCTTTAGAAATAAAAACTCTAAGCATCAAACGTAACATACAACAAGAAATTAACAAACTTCAGCCTCCTCAGGAAAAATTTGATTATGGTACACGCATTTCTTCTCGTCATTTTTCTTAACGGTGCAGAACTGCGTGGCGAGCCCATGTACTTTTACGATATTGACAGATGCTTGTACATTGCCAAACGAGTAGTTCAACAATATGGAAAGACAAGAGTCCTTCATACAGCCCATTGTAAACCAAAATACATCAAAGACAAAGGCCAGATATACAAATAGGTATAAATTTTTATAGTAAAGATAAACCTGCATATATAAGTATGAAAGACAGGTGCATTGATGATAATAAGCCACTTCCCAAATAACTTACCCAACAACTCCAAATTAGTTTACCCGCAACTTACTAAGGCAATTAGTAATACAGACACACTTGTTGACAATGATATGAATGCCGACGCTGCACTTATATGGAGTGTGCTATGGTTTGGACAGATGGGTAAGAATAAACAAATCTGGGATCACTATCGTTCACAAGGTAAGCCAGTCATAGTAATAGAAGTTGGTGGATTAATACGCAATGAAACCTGGAAACTAGGTATTAATGGTATTAATCGCGATGCTGACTTTGCGCTAGACGTGGGTGTAAATCCTGACAGGGTCAAAAAACTTGGAGTTGAGATTCAACCCTGGGTAACAGACGATAAACCGTACATCTTGATCTGCGGGCAACACGCTCACAGCCAACAGTGGGCAGATATGCCTGACATGGAAACCTACTTTAGAGAAACAGTAACTCAAGTTCGTGAGTATTCAGACAAGCCCATTGTGCTTAGAAGTCATCCGCGTTTTAGAGAAAATTTACATTTTCCAGTAAAAGACGCAGAATGGTTTAAGCAACAAAATTGTGAATGGAATATTGCTAAACAAGTGCAACAGACCTACGATAGTTTTGATCTTGAAAACCAACTTAAAGAAACACACTTTACGGTTAGCTATTCCAGTAATGCCGGAATTAATAGCGTAATACAAGGTATTCCCAGTGTAGTAAGCGAGCATAGTTTAGCACACGGAGTGTCTAGTACGTTTAGCGACTTGCGGTACCCAGACAGAGAAGATTGGTTAGTGGATATGTGTAATATAGAATGGTTTGCTGATGAGATTGGCGAGCAGTGGTTAAGACTTAGACAAAAACTCTAAGTATGCCACCTGTAGTCAAATACCGAGCCGTCAATCCATTTAGTTATCAACCCTTGATCAGTTAAATACCCTTTATGATTAATAATTTCATTCATATTATCTGTTAGCATATTATGTTCAGCTAACTGCCCCCAGTTTAAGTTTGAGTCATAGGGCTCGGATATCTTATAGGTAACTACTTCAATAATATCCTCGTAAGCAGTCTTCTTAAAGAATACATCATTGCAGTCAAAACCATTGAGTGCTAGAAGATAGATCAGTTGTGTTAGTGTAAAGGTTGAGTAATACCCTGACTTTGTGTAATTTTGAAACTTGTTATAGATAACACTAATTGTGCTGGGAACACGCAGATATAGCATTCCATTGTCTTGCATGATTCCGTTTAAATTTTTAAGAAAGTTTAAAGGACTGTGGCTATACTGCAATGCATCTGAACACCAAACTACATCAAATTTTTCATCTAAACCAAAGTCTGGAACTTTGTTAAAATCTCGTTGGATTAACTTGATGTTTTTGTAATTAGGATTTTCTTTAATATCTAGTTTATCTAGTCCAGTGCAGGAAATATTAAGCGGTGCACCTGGGCTGCCGTCGTCTTCATCATTGGTTAAACTAGCCCAGAATTTAAGATCAAAATGTTCTCGACCACATCCAATATCAATTACATTTTTAATACTAGTTTTAAACTCATAATGCCCGCTAAGATTTTTGAGAGTCTGTAAACTATAATTGTGTGATTCTTGTTCACTTGTAAAAATCATTGACTTAAAATTCCTATCATTGATAGATGTCTGGCTTCCTGCCATCTTTTATCGAAAAATTCCAGAGCGTCTTCAACAGCATCAATGTTCTTTTTATTAGGTTTATTTGCGGCTTGTTCTAAAGATTGATGTACAATATTTAAATGTTGTTTTGAATCTAAAAAACATTTTTGAATATCTCTATACCTGCGCCATCCATCTACACTTTTTACACCGTTCTGAAGTTTTAAAGATTTAAGTATAGTCATCTGTTCATTATTAAATTCGAGGGCAACAGTGTTGATATGGTTTTCCAAAGATTTAAGTTTTGTAGGAGTCATACCTGAACATCTTCCATGCCAGCAGTGCGTAACCTCACAATATGACCCAGCATGAAGTTCTTGGACTCGGTGCCCTTCATAACACCTAGCCACTTGTTTCTTAGTAAAGCAACTTCATTGATAATGCACTCAAAATCAACCACTTCGTCCTCGCCGTCTACATACTTTTCAGCATCACGACTAGTTAGTGCCCTGGGATAGTTTTCCAGGTATTTAACAAAGTGTTTTCGTCTAATTTTACGAAGTTGAATATTAAGAAAGTTAAGAACTCCCTCTACTTCCTGTAGTTGGCTAAAACGTACTTCAGTAATAGCAGGGAGTTCTTTAATAGACTTTTCAACTAATCCGTGTATTCCTACTTCTTTTTTTGCAATTTCCAGTTCTGATTCATAATGAGCGATAAAATTAGGAATGTGTCCTAAATCCTGAGTAACTCTAGAATACCAATTAATCATTTTTACTCGTACTCGTCTTCGTCATCTTCATCCAATTCAATGCCGTTATACTCTACGGCTTTAGCCAAGTATTTGTCAACAGCAGCAAGATCAAGAATAACCTCGTCCTGAACTCCCTCGTCAATTAACAATCCAATCCAATGATCAGCAGCACTTTGTTTTTCTTTGATGTACTCATTGAGTACAGCCCATGTATCAATTAAAACTTCACTATCCATGTATATTATACCTCCACAAGATCTTCAGGTTGTTCTTCATCTGATCCCTCTTCTGGCATATTTACCTCTGGAAGCGCATTGTCTCTAGCGATTGTGTCAGCCATAATAGTTTCTAGTTTATCGCCAGTCCAGCCCTTGCGGAACTCAAGCATTTCTTCTCCAGCTAATGTTGTATACTTGAGACGGTTTCCTTGCTTTGTAAGCAATCCCTGCGCTTCGAACATATCAAGTAACCCACTGTACGGATCCATGCCAGTTTCATACGGAATCTTAACCTGAACGCTCTCAAAAGGCTTGGAATAACGTGTTTTCATCACTTTACAGGCTGCTCTGATACCATTAACAGTACTTGTCTTATTGCCGTCTGCATCTTCTTTTAGTTTAAGTTTACGCATGGCAACAACAATACTACTAGCGTAGATAAAGCCTTGCCCACCTGAGATCTTATCGTCTGGATCAAACATGTCTTGACTCGCGTATGTATGGTTAGTTGCAATCATACCTACATTGTAACTACCAATCATATTAACTGTGTTACGAACAAGACTTGCTAGTGCTTTAGGCTTACGACCCATGTCACCTTTCATGTCACCAGATTCAAACTGATTAACATCTGTGGGAGTCATCATCATTCCTAAACTATCAATGATAAACAAAACCTTGGGACGTTCTTCTTCGTCCATTGCCTTGTAGTCTTTCATAAACGTTGAGATTGTTTTAGCAACATCATCAATCATGCTCAT